TGCCTCGCATCTAGCTAGTTGCTCACGGGCAGGGAAATCCACACAGAGACGGGAACTACCGCTATTGAGCGGGATAAGAGCCTAACAACCTCAAGCCTCTCTAGTTTGTTTGTCTCTAGTAATTTACTAGAATTTATAAATAATAACAAAAGGATAATAATATGAGCACTCAAGAAAATATCTTTTATGAAAAGCAGGGCGACACTAACTACAGCATAACAAAAGGAATATTTTTTATTCCTGATTTAAAAGCTAAAATGTTAGCTTATAGAGTTATGAAGCATACCAACTACTCTAAGCCGATTGTTGATTATACTTTGACTAAAACACAAGCTGAAATTTGTTTAAAAGAATTTCAGGGCGTATCTTTAGCAAGTGGAAGAATATCAAAAAGAATATAAATTTTAACGGGCTTAGGCGGTCTAGTATCGCCTGAGCTCACAGCTAGACTGACGAGCCTTTAATAGGCGAAACAATTAAACTTTGTCTCTAGCATTAAGCTAGTAAAAACAAACAAACAAAAAAGGAGTACATATGAGAAGCTATCCAATATGGGTTGATAGTATCAATAGTAGTTATAAAGGCAGTAAGTCTCACGGAGTTAGAGACCACGCTAAAAACTACGTTAATATAGGTACGTCAGCCTCTAATAGTTATTCATTTTTAACAAATGAGTTAGAAGTCAAAGAAAATGGAAACAAAAGGACTTTTAATTTTTATGTTGATAATGAGCTAATAAAGACAGCAACATACAACAAAAATAAAAAAGTATTTGAAGAAGGTTCGGCATTTTTAGAGCCTCAGTTAAAAGCTAAATACTTTGATAAGTGGAAAAAAGAAGAAGAGGCGGAAGCTCAAAAGTTTAGAAATGAGCGTTTCGCTGAAAGGTTGGCGGTTAATGGTTAGTATATTCTTTTTAATCGGGCTTTGTGTCATAGGCATACTAGCTTATTTGGGTATGAAGGGCACGGGGGCTTTATAAAATAAATGAATTGCTCTATTTGTGGTGAAACAATATCACCAAATATCAATCATTGTTTAACTTGTGAAAATGACGAGTTAATGGGTTGGAATAAAAATAAAATATAAGACCCGAAGCGGTTAAGAAATTGACCGCTTTGAGACTTATATAAAAGTAAGTCAAACAAACAAACATTTAACTTATAGGAGTATAAAAACAAATATAATGTTAAAATAATACCTGAGACAAACAAGTATTATCCTAATATAAACTCGGAAGACTTTGTTTATATTGCGAGGATATACGGCGGACTAAACGGCGTTAAAACTTTAGTTGAAAAGGACGGCTCAAACTATAAAGGTTATCTAAAAACTTTTAAAATTGGAGTTTCAACTTTTACACTAACGGAAAATGGTCGTTGGTTTGATAATTCGGGTATGCCTTGCCAATGTCCTAAAGGTGTTAAGACGGCGGACAAGCTGAGCATTTTAAGAGCTGAGCTGAGCCGAGTTAATGCTGATAAGAAATGGCAAGACTACAAGAAAAAAGTCTTCAAGAAATGAGCTGAGCTGAGCTCATCGGGGCTAGGCGGTATAAGTGGCGAATTTAATTCAGCCCGTATCGCCTACTCCACCAATAATAACCAAACAAAAAGGAGTGTAAACTATGTCAATTTATATTGATAGTTATAAGATAGATGTTAAAGGTATATCAAGTAGAACTACGGCTAAAGGAACTAAAAATGCACCTTTGGTTGATAAAGCTAATTTTGTTTCTACCGATGGTATGAATAGTAAAGCGTTTATAGATATGGTTGAACAGATTGCAGATAGTCACGATGCTAATTGTGATGTTCATTGTCATATAACTTTAAAACAACATAGGTATTAATCTATGAAAGCGTTTCAATTTAAAGTAGATGACAAAGGCGGAATAGCTGATTTGGAAGTTGTAAAAGCTATGAGCTATAAAAAAGCTGTTAAGTCATTTCAAGCTAGACACCCTGAGCTTAAAATAGTTGGAGTTTACCACCCGAATAAAAAGGGTGAAACTCTATTGACTTGGCAGAAGTTACCAATGGGTAGGAAGAAGAAGCTAGGTAGATGAAGACACTATATAAAAAAGTTGAGCGTTGGTTCTATTTACAATTAGAGTTAATGCTTAATATGTATAAAAGACGAGGCAATCCAATGTTTACTTATGAAGAGACACATAAGCCAAACGAAGTTAAAAATATTGCTAAGTTTGATATAAAAAACAAAGACAATAAAATAACGGAGTCTAATATTCGTTATTGGAGAGGAAAGTGTTATTGGAATGATTGAAATATTTGAAATCTTTTGGTCAGCACCTATTGAGCTAAGAGTTATAATATTGGGCGGTTTAATATCGCCCTTTATTCTTTTAAGAAATACTAAAAAAAGAGATACTATTGATTTATCTGAAAAAAATAATTGTGATATATGCCACAATAAAGATAAATTACAATATAGAAAAAATAGTTGGTATTGTCCAAAGTGTTATTTTAATGCTTTTATAATACCTAATCATTTTTAGAAATTCTCATAGTTTAGAGCTCAATTCTATGAGATAGGGGGTACACCTAGCGGGGTACTCCCGACCTTATTTTTTTTTATACTTTAAAAAGACTAGACGGCAAGACTTAACGGCGTTTTTTTAAAAAAGACTAGACGGCGACTAGACGGCAATTTACACTAAAGTGCCCGTATGTAGAAGCCTAAAACATAAACACAATAACTTAAAGGAGTTTATACAATATATGGATAGTAAACAAACATTACTAGAAATAATGCCTAAATACTCAGACCAATTAAAACACGAAAAAGAAATGGCTGAGCTAGGTAAACACAGAACTAACAAAAGACGAGTCTCTCACGTTGAGCGTGAAGAGGAGTCTGTGACGAGCTATGGAAAAGTTATGGTAGCCAACACAATCAGACCTTTAGCCAATGCGATAGCTGAGTACATACAAGAGACAGCTAAGAAGACTATAGGAAAACCACCTATTGCTTTTGTTAAGATGTGTGAAGTCCCACCTGAAATACTTGCTCTAATCACGGGTAAACATATAATCAATACAATTACACAATACAAACCTTTAACCGCTACTTGTATTAGTCTTGGTGGTAAAGTTGAGACTGAGATAGCTTTGAAGAATTTTAAGTTTTTAAATCCTGAGCTTTATGAAGCTGTTAAACAAGATTTAGATAAAAGGTCTTGGAACTATACTTATAAAAGAAGAAAATTAAGAGAGAGTGCTAAGCGTGGAGTAGTTAAATGGGAAGAGTGGACTACACCTGAGAAATTGCACGTTGGATTAAAACTAATTGAGATGTTAATTATCTCAACGGGATTAATTGAAATTGGTATGGAAACTATCAATCATAAAAAAGCTAAGATTATTAAACAGACTCATAAGACTAGAGAATGGATTAAGAATAGAAATAGCTTTAATGAGCTTTTGAATCCTGAGTATCTTCCAACAGTTTTACAACCTAAGATGTGGAGCTCAGTTGTTGGTGGTGGATATTGGACTAAGGAATTACCTGAATTAGATTTGGTTAAACAAAAAAATAAACAATTTAAGAGAGAGCTTGAAAACTTTGATATGCCTGAAGTTTATAGTGCAATCAATATAATGCAAAGTACAGCTTTTAAAATTAATAAGTTTATTTTAAATGTTATGCAAAAGGCTTGGGATAATGGAGACGCTATTGGTGGTATGCCACCTAATAGAAATTTAGATATACCAAACAAGCCTCACGACATAGAGACTAATAAAGACTCAAGAAGAGATTGGAAGAGAAGAGCTGTTATCGCTCATACTGAAAATGCTCGTATGTTTTCTAAAAGATTATTGTATGCTAAAATAATTTGGTTAGCTCAAAAGTTTAAAGACTATGCGACATTATATTATCCTTTACAATTTGATTTTAGAGGAAGAGCTTATTGTGTCCCTGCATTTTTAAATTATCAAAGTATTGGTGGAGCTAAGGCTTTGCTTTTATTTTCTAATGGTAAAGAAATAACTCCTGAGAATAGAGGAGAGTTTTGGTTAGCCGTACACGGAGCTAATATGTATGGGAATGATAAAGTATCTTTAGAAGATAGAGTTAAATGGGTTAATGATAATGAAGAGTGGATAGTTAGATGTGCTCAAGACCCTTTTAGACATAGAGAATGGGAAGATGCTTCTAATGGTTTTCAATTCTTAGCGTGGTGTGATGAGTGGAGACGTTATCAATCAAGAGGAATAAATGAAAAGTTTATATCTCATTTACCCGTTAATGTTGATGGGAGCTGTAATGGTCTTCAATTATATTCTTTAATGTTAAGAGATAGTGTGGCGGGTAAGTTAGTTAATTTACTTCCGTCAGATAAACCTCAAGACATTTATCAATTAGTTGCTGACGCTGTTAATGAAAAGTTAAGAGTACACGCTTCAGAAGATAGACCTTATGCTCAGCAGTGGTTAGATTATGGAGTTAAGCGTTCTACGACTAAACGAAGTATTATGACAATTTGTTATGGCTCAACAAGATACTCTTGCACGGATTTTGTAATAGAAGATTTAACCAAGAGAAAAGATAAAGGAGAGAGCCACCCTTTTGTTGATGATTTATTTAGACCTGCTTCTTATTTGGCTAGTGTCATTTGGGATAGCATAGGGGATAATTTAAAATCAGCTAGAGTTGGTATGAAGTATCTTCAGGAGATAGCTAAGATTGTTTCAAAAGAACAATTACCTATACACTGGGTTACACCAGTAGGATTTCCAGTTTATCAATCCTATCCTGAAATGAAGTCTAAAAGAGTTAAAGCTATGCTTATGGGAGAAGTTATAAAACCTCGTATCAATGCTGAGACTGATAAGACAGATAAATTGCGTATGTCAAATGGAGTAGCTCCTAACGTAGTTCACTCCGTAGATTCCGCAGGTATGATTAAGACTGTTAATATTGCACATAAAAATGGAATTAGAAATTTCTGTAATGTGCACGACAGCTTTGGTACAACTGCGGGTGATGTAGAAATGTTAAATAAAAGTATAAGAGAAGCCTTTATTGATATGTTTTCTAATCACGACATACTAGAGAAGTTCAGGCAAGATGTTGAGAAACAATTACCTGATAAATTGAAGGCTAAATTACCTGAAGTACCCTCAAAAGGTGATTTAGATATAAATAAACTGAGGGAAAGTAAGTTCTTTTTTGCGTAAGAGCATTAAAGTACCCGTACTTAGAACAATAAAACAGAGGAGACAAAATGGCGAAGAATAATAACGTCAAGGTAGTATCACCAGTTGGAGTTTCGCAATATGCGTGGCTAACGACACCTGATACTCGTTTTGATGAGACTGGTCATTATAAGACTAATCTTATTATAAACGCTAAACAAGCTCAGTCATTGAAAACTCAAATTGATGCTGAGATAAAGAAAAGCGTTGCTCTTGCTAAAGAGAAGGCTAAAGGAAAAGCTATTAAAGAAGCTCCTCGTCCTTATGATGATGAAATGATTGATGGTAAAGCATCAGGAAATGTCATTTTTAAATTTAAGACGAAGGCAAAAATTATAGCTAAAGACGGAAAGGTTATACCTAATAGAGTTGCATTATTTGATAGTGCAGGTAAACCTATGATTGACGCTAATGTTTGGTCAGGCAGTGAAATGAAAGTATCAGCAGAATTGATACCTTATTACACAGCTATGGCAGGAGCAGGTGTGTCAATGAGACTAAGAGCAGTTCAAGTGACTAAGTTAGTTGAAGGTGGCTCTAGTAATGCTAAAGGTTATGGCTTTGAAAAAGTTAAAGATGGCTATGAACAACCTGAAGCAGTAGCAGTAGAAGAAAATGTATCGCAGGAAACTTCGGCTGACTTCTAAACAAGTCGGAATACGATACGGATTTCGCTCAGGCTTAGAAGAGTCTATAGCGAAAGAGCTAAAAGATAATCGTGTAGTGTATGAATTTGAAAAGACTAAGTTGAAATATACTAAGCCTCAAAAGATTCATACCTATACGCCTGATTTTCATTTAACGAAGAAAAAAATTTTTATAGAAACAAAAGGATTATTTACTACTCAAGATAGACAGAAAATGAAATTGGTTAGGGAACAACACCCTCACTTAGATATTAGATTTATATTTTCTAATTCAAGAGCTAGGATAAGTAAGAAATCAAAAACAACTTATGGAATGTGGTGCGAAAGATACGGATATGAATATGCCGATAAACACGTTCCGAAAGAGTGGTTATGATAGGTAGAGTAGTTTATCAAAAAGAGAGTGTTCAATATTATTCAGAATCAAAAGATGAATGGATTGATGTAGATAATATGGACGAACAACATTGTCGTAATGCTCTTAAAAAAATTATCAGGAAGTATGGAGTAAATGAGCAACATAAGAAAAGAAACTAAATATATTGTTATTCATTCTTCAGAAACTAATCCGACACAGAATTTTGACGTAAAGGATATTGACATACAGCACAGAAAAGAAGGTTTGTTCTCTTGTGCGTTTCACAAAGTGATTACTAGAAAAGGTGAAGTGCAAGATGGAAGAGATATACAAATCGCAGGTGCTCACGTTAATAGTAATGTTAAATTGTCAAATAAAAATTCTATTGGTATTTGTCTAATCGGTGGACAGACAATAGATGGTAAGCCCGATTGTAATTTTACTTTTAAACAATACGAAGCTCTTTTAGAGTTAATTCGTGATTTAAAAAAAGATTATAAAGAGGTTCAGATAGTTGGTCATAGAGATATGACTGACTCCTTATCTCCGCATTTTAACGTAAGTGAATTGCTGAGATAGTTTGTTTGTACCCCTTGAGGGAGTATATAATACTCAACGGAAAATCTTAAATGATTGGAATTGTGAGGCTAAAGCTCTCAAGGGGGAAATATTTAACAGAAAAAATTTATGGAAAAACAAGAAAGCAACTTTTTATATCATACGCCGTGCAATAATTGTGGCTCGTCAGACGCTAATTCCGTCTATGATGATGGGCACTCTTATTGTTTCTCGTGTAATACAACAACAAGAGGAAATGATTTGACACAACCCGCAAAAGAAAAAACAAGTAGTGAATTTATTAGTGGTACAGCAGTACCTTTAGTTAAAAGAAAAATAGATTTAGATACAGCAAGAAAATTTAATTATCAAACGGGAGCTTGGTTTGGAAGACCAGTTCAGATAGCTAATTACTATGATAAAGATAAAAATTTAGTTGCTCAAAAATTAAGAAACCCTGACAAAACATTTCAATGGTTAGGAGACGCAAAGAAGTCAGGTTTATTCGGACAACACCTTTGGAGAGATAAAGGTAAGATGATAATAATTACAGAAGGTGAGATAGATTGCCTTAGCGTTTCTCGTATCAACCAAAATAAATTTCCAGTAGTAAGTGTAAAGAGTGGAGCTCAAGGAGCTAAGAAAGATATTCAAAGAGAGCTAGAATTTTTAGAAGGATTTGATTCAGTAGTTTTAATGTTTGACCAAGATGAACAAGGTAAACAAGGAGCTATTGAATGTGCTAAATTATTCTCACCTAATAAAGCTAAGATATGTAGTCTTCCTTTAAAAGATGCTAATGAAATGTTAGTTGAAGGTAAGACTAGAGAATTAGTAGATTGCATATGGTCTAGTAAAGCATACAGACCTGATGGAATAGTTTTAGGTGCAGACCTATGGAATGAAATTAAAAAAGAAGATACTTATGTAACAGTTCCTTATCCTTTTGAATGTTTAAATTTAAAAACACACGGATTAAGAAAAGGAGAGTTAGTTACTATTACAGCAGGTACAGGAATTGGTAAAAGTTCTTTTTGTAGACACGTTGCATTACATTTATTAGAAAAAGATTTTAGTGTAGGTTATATTGCATTAGAAGAAAGCGTTAAACGTAGTGCTCTTGGAATTATGGGAGTATCTATGAAGAAACCTTTACATTTAACACGAGAAGGGACAGATGAGAAAGAACTCAATAAAACTTTTAAGACAACAGTTGGTAACGGGAAATTTTATCTCTACAATCATTTTGGTAGCACTCTTGCTGATAATTTATTATCTAAAATAAGATATTTAGCGAAGGCTTGTAGTGTAGACTTTGTAATATTAGACCATTTACATATGGCTTTATCATCTATTGGTGATGAACACACTAATGATGAAAGAAAATTAATTGATTATACTGTTTCTAAACTAAGAACATTAGTAGAAGAGACTGGTATAGGATTAATATTAGTTAGTCATTTAAGAAGGTCTGAGGGAGACAAAGGCTTTGAAGATGGTAAGAGTGTTGGTTTAAATGCTCTTAGAGGTAGTCAAAGTATCGCTCAACTATCCGATATAATTATTTCAATGAATAGAAATTTACAAGCTGATAATAATATTGCTCAAATAAATATATTAAAGAATAGATTTTCAGGTGAAACTGGAAAGGCTTGTAATCTTTATTATGATTTAAAGACTGGCTGTTTAAGTGAAGTTAAAGGAGAGTTGTCTGATGAGTTTTGATAAAGTTTTTAAACGTAGAAGACAATCAATACAATGGACGGCTTATGTTTTAGAAGCTGTAGGTAAAGCTAAAAAATATCAAAGACCAGTTACATTAGATGTTGGTAAAGAAAGTTCAGCTCTTATGTTAGAAGATGCTCTTTTAAATTTAGCTATGAATGGAGAAAATGCGGCGTGGAGAGTAGAAGTTAAACTACATACATTACAATGAGAAATTTTCCTGAAGATAAAATGTTAATGATGATGTTTATTTTCATCACGCTCTATTTAATTGTGGAGATTATATTTTAAATGAAAAAGAAACCTAGTGAGCCACTTATAATTGGTGGAAAAAGATATTACAAATATAAAATTATTTGGGAAGATATTGTTGGTGATTCAACTTTAGCAACTGAAAATGAATTTAGTAATATGACGTGTGCAGAAGTACATACTGAGTGTTGGATATTTAATAAAGATGTTGATTATGTTTATTCTTTTGCAAGTTATTTTACAGAAAATGGAGAGATAGAATTTGGTGATAGAAATATCTATCCTCGTAGCGTAATAAAGAAAATGGTGAGGATTTAATATGGCTGATATGATAGATTATCAAAAATTATTAGAGATGTGGAGAGATGAAAAACAGCGAAGACAAATGGCTGAAGGAGAATTATCTATTGTTAAAGGTATAGGAAATAACTCCCCTGAAATGAAAGCATTAAAAGCTGAAAATGAAAAGTTAAAAGCAGATTTGGCTAGGTCTAAAGAAGACCACCAATATGATAACTTAGTACATAAAAAAGAATTAGAGGATTTTAATAAAAAATGAAATATTGTTTTGACATAGAGACAGATGGTTTTTTAAACCAGTGTACTAAAGTACATTGTATAGTATTAAAAAATATTGATACTAATGAAATACTAAAATTAAAAAATGAAGACGCTATAAAAAAATTAGAACAAGCGGATTTAATTATTGGACATAACATTATTAAGTTTGACATACCCGTCCTAGAAAAGTTTTACGACTTTAAACCTAAAGGAAAGGTTTTTGATACAATAGTAGCAACTCGTTTACTTTACCCTGATGTAAAGGAGCGAGATTTTAAAAGAAAAGACTTCCCTACTAATTGTATAGGACGACACAGCTTGAAAGCGTGGGGGTATAGGGTGGGTAACTACAAGGAAGTCTTTGATACTGACTGGAAAGAATACAGTCCTGCGATGTTGGACTATTGTATTCAAGATGTTGAAGTAACCGATAGTTTATATAAAGCTATGGAACGTAAAGGTTATTCTTGTCAAGCGATGGAGTTAGAGCACGAAGTAGCAACTTTAATCTTTAAACAAGAGCGTTATGGCTTTATGTTTAATACAGATGAAGCAGTTAAATTGTATTCTAAATTAAATGCGAGACGTTTAGAGTTGGAAGAACAATTACAAAAATTGTTTCCACCAAAACTAGAGCGTACACCATTTATTCCTAAAGTTAATAACAAAACTAGAGGCTATGTTAAAGGTGAAACTTTTTATAAAGAAAAGACTGTTACTTTTAATCCTAGTTCAAGACATCACATAGCAGATAGATTAATTGAAAGACATAATTGGAAACCTGAAGAGTATACTAATGATGGTAAACCAAAATTAGATGAAACAGTTTTAGCTAGTCTTCCATATCCTGAAGCAAAAGTTTTATGTGAACACTTTTTATTAGATAAAAGGATAGGACAATTAGCAACTGGTGCTCAGGCTTGGTTGAAGAATGAAATAAGTGGTAGAATACACGGCACTTGTAATACTAATTCAACAGTCACAGCTCGTGCTAGTCATACAAACCCTAATTTAGGGCAAGTTCCAAGTGTTACAGTTCCTTATGGAAAAGAATGTAGAAGTTTATTCACTGTACCTGATGGAAAAAAATTAGTTGGTATAGATATATCAGGATTAGAAGTTAGATTATTAGCACACTTTATGTCTAAGTTTGATGAAGGTGAATATGCTAAAGTAGTTTTAAATGGTGATATACATACTGAAACAAAAGAATTAGCAGGGTTAGATTCAAGAGACCTTGCAAAAAGATTTTACTACTGCTTCCTTTATGGTGGTGGTGTAAAAAAGATTGCCTTAGTAACAGGTAAAAGTACAAAAGAAGCTAAGAAGATAAGAGAAAGATTTTTAAATAATCTTCCTGCTTTGAGTAAGTTATTAAAGCAAGTACAACAAGCGGCTGAAAGAGGATATTTAATAGGTCTTGATAAAAGACAAATTAAAATTCGTTCAGTTCACGCCGCACTCAATTCACTTTTACAAAGTGCAGGAGCTATAGTTTGTAAACAATGGCTAGTTGAGTTTAACAAAGCTGTTAAAGAATATTCTGATGTTCAACAGGTTGTTTGGGTGCACGATGAAATCCAAGTAGAATGTCCTGAAGAGAACGCAGAAGATATAGGAAAGTTAGCTGTAGAATCTATCAAACGCACTGGCGAACATTTCAATTTAAGATTACCTTTAACTGGTGAATATAAAATCGGAAATAATTGGAGTGAAACACATTAATATGGCGTTAAATACAAATATAAAAAAGAAGTCAGATTTTGATTTTGATTTAAAGTTTGGAAAAAAGAGAGAAAACAGACTTCATAAACTCTTAGGAATGAGAGCTGAAGATAAAGTTGAAGTGAAGACAGAAAGAGATTGGTGGCAAAAGACAGGTAATATTGCAATAGAGATTGAATGTAATGGTAAGCCTTCAGGTATTACTTCCACCAAAGCTGAGTATTGGGTACAATGTTTAGCGAATGGTGATAAAGATTATTGTCATTTAATCTTTTCTACAAAAACAATGAAGCGTCTTGCAAAAAAGTATGTCAAAAATACTAAGAGCGTGGGAGATGGTAATAGAAGTAGAGTAGTATTGATTCCATTATCCGAAATATTTGACAGAAAAAATTTAACCTAAAATAAGGAAAGGAAAAATGAAAAAAAAGGTATTACTAATAGATGGAGATATATTAGCGTATAAAATAGCTACAGCTAATGAAGTGAGTACACATTGGGGTGATGGTTTTTGGACATTACATTGTGATGAAACTCAATGTAAGTTTGAAGTGGACGCTCAGATAAATGATTTGGGTTCTACTTTAGAAGCTGACGATTATATTTGTGCTTTAACTGATAAGAATAATTTTCGTAAAGATGTTCTTCCAAGTTACAAAGACAATCGTAAACAAAGACGTAAGCCTATGGTTTTAAATGCTCTTCGTGATTACATTATGAAAAAACATAATGGAGTTATGTGGAAAAATTTAGAAGCTGACGATGTTATGGGTATAATGGCAACTGAACCACACCCTACTGAAGATAGGATTATTGTTTCTATTGATAAAGATATGAGACAGATACCTGCTAAGGTTAGTAGAGATGGTGAAACAGTTGAGGATATACCTCAAAGATTAGCTGACTACTGGTTTATGATACAAACATTGGCGGGTGATAGTACCGATGGGTATAACGGACTGCCAAATGTAGGGGTAAAAACTGCTGAGAAAATGATTAAGCAGTATACTAATGTACCCCTTTTAGACCTATGGAAGATAGTAGTTGGTGCTTATAAGGCTAAAGGCTTTACTAAGAAAGAGGCTTTACAACAAGCTAGAGTTGCACATATTCTTAGACATAAAGAATACAATAAGAAGACTGGGAAGGTAAAACTATGGCAGATAAAGTAACTCAACCACCTCACTATTTTAGATTTAAGATAGAACCTATTACCTTTATTATGCAGAATGATATTCCGTATGCTGAAGGTAATGCGATTAAGTATATTTGTCGTTGGCGTTTTAAACATAAAACTAAAGAGGCTCAGATTGAAGACCTAAAGAAAGCTAAGCAATACATTGATTTAATATTAGAACACGAGGAGAATAAATCTGATGAACAAGTAAAACTTAAACTAGGGAATGACCCTTCGGCATTAAGAAAGACTGGTGTATTATAATGTTGAAGCACAACCATATAATCATTAGGGCTGAAGTAAAAAAGCCACCGAAGGACATTCGCTTCGCAAGAAAATGGATAAGAAAATTTATTAAAGCAATAGATATGAAGATGTTAGGACAACCTAATTCTCATTATGTCTATGACAAAGGGAATAGAGGACTTACTTGTCTTGCTATTCTTAGTACCTCACACATCGCTTTGCACACTTGGGACGAAGTGTCCCCTGCATTAATGCAATTAGATGTTTATTCGTGTAGTGATTTAGATAAGAAGATTGTTTTTAAACAGATAGAACAATTTGAACCAAAGGAGATAAATTATGTTACGATTGACAGGGATAAAGCTATTCATATTAGCAGTCCTTCTTAATGGGTGCAGTGAATTTGCCATACTATCAAGTGGTGGTAGTTTAGCTATAAGTAATAATACATATGCAAAAGCATATAGTGGTATAGATTTGGCTACAACATTAACAACAGAAAAAGATATTAAAACTCACGCATACCATTATCTTACTAAAGCTAAAGAACTTAAAGAGTTAGTTATTAATACTAATAAAATTGAAACTGTTAAAACTATGCCAGTGGAAGAGTCTATTCTCTATCCACCTGATGAAAATTTATTACTAGCTTCTATGTGGACTTTTAAAGAAGATAAAATAAAAAACAATAGAATACAATTATATTCTATAAATCAAACGGGATATGAATTACAATGGGAAGAATAGGAAAAAAATTAAAAGGTAAAAATCTTAATATGTTTGGCAACCCGATACATCACCCTACTAAAGAATATAAAGAAGGTTGGAATAGAATATTTGGAAAAAAAGAACAAGATGAATTAAAAGAATCTTACGAACAATCTAAAAGAAATAAAAAAGAAAGAACTGAATCAGAAAAATCACAAGAAGAATTAGAACCTATTGATAAAGAAACAGAAAAGTTTTTTGATGATATAGCAAACAATACACCTAATGATAAACAATTTAATGAAGATGAATTTAACGGAGCATAATGAATTACGAAAGAGATAACTTACTAACAGATTTTGGGAAGACTACATTAAAAGATAGATATTTATTACCTGATGAACACTCTCCACAAGATGCTTTTATGAGAGCGGCGAAAGCCTTTTCTGATAATGATGAAATGGCTGAAAGAATATATGAATATGTATCTAATCTTTGGTGTATGTTTTCTACTCCTATATTAAGTAATGCAGGAACTAAAAGAGGTATGCCTATCTCTTGTTTTTTAAATTACGTTGGAGATAGTAGAGGTGAACTTGCAGAACACTACACAGAAAACGCTTGGTTAGCTTCTGTTGGTGGTGGTATTGCAGGATATTGGGGAGACGTTAGGTCTGATGGAACTTTAACTTCAGGTGGAAGTCAAAGCTCAGGTGTCATTCCTTTTATGCACGTTGTAGATTCTGAGATACTTGCTTTCTCACAAGGTAAAACAAGAAGAGGAAGTTATGCTTCTTATATGGATATATCTCACCCTGAAATATTAGAATTTTTAGATATAAGAAAACCTAGTGGCGGAGACATACATAGAAAATGTTTAAACTTACATCACGGAGTAAACATTCCTAATAAGTTTATGGAACTTATAGATAATTGTATTAAAGAACCTACTTATGATGACAGTTGGGATTTAATAGACCCACATACAAAAGAAAAAGTAAGAACAATATCAGCACGAGATTTGTGGCAAAAAATTTTAGAGAATCGTGTTGCTACTGGTGAGCCTTATGTTTGTTTTACTGACACT